AGACCGTTCAGATCGCGGATAATCAGATCAGGCGTCTTGGTCGTCCAAAGCTTGCTGGAACCCGTACCATCAGCCGGAACCGTGTAGCCCGGAATGTTGGTATTGCTCAAGAAGCCAGGAAGGCCAGTAATCGTGTCACCAGCCCATGCCAGCTTGTTGATCAGTTCATCGTGCGAACGGCGTGCAGCGGATTGCTTCTTGGAATTAAGATCAACACCGGCCATCATAGCGTGGCGAATCTCTTGCACAGAGTAGCCATAAGAGTCACCAATACCCTTAACAGGCGAGGTGAATTCTTTAGCGAGAACGTCCGAGCGGGGCAGATCGTCAGCGTAAGAAGCGATGATCTTTGCCGAACCAACGCTATCATACTGACGATAGGTGATTGTATTCGCACCGGCAGGCGTCGAGGTATCCACCGGCATGATTGACATAGCCGAAAGCGCGGCACGCTTTACGTCATAGGTCTTAGGACGGATGTATTCGAGTTGGCGTGCGAAGAATACCGACTCATTGGCATCCAAGCGACCAGTGGCTTCAATAGCACGCAGGTCTTGAGCGTCGTAGTGCATGTTTTCAGTAGTCATAATTATTTCCGATCAATTTCAACGATTGCAAGGCCAGCAGCCGCCGTGCCAGTCACAAACCGAGCCGAGAACTGCGTGAAAGCTTCAATGCCAGTCGTCACCGCTTCGTCAGTAACCAGACCGCTAGACAGCTTCAGGTTAGCAACTGCGCCAGCTACAACAGCATCCTCAGTCAGCATCCAGATACGGCCAGTCTTCAGAACCGGTACGGTATCTTTAACGGCATACTGAGCAACACCAGCAGAGGTTTGCTCAACAACGTGCGAAGCAACAGTAATGCCATAAGCAAGCGCGGCTTGACCAACAGACGTGGTCAGCGGAACAACTTGACGCTCTTTGTTAGTGCCAAGTGCGACAGGCAGACCAAAGCCAACAGCGCCTTCAGCCGAATAGGACATCTTATCGGTGAAGCCATTATCAGCCAGAAGGCCAGCGAATGCCGCCGCGCCATATTGAGTTACATAAGTTTGCGACATTATTTAGTCTCCTTGTGCTTATTAGCCAGTGCGTCCATATACTGCTTATGGGCATCCTTGGCGGTTACGAACTTCTTGCCGTCGTCATTCGTGAGTGCATCTTTGCGCTGGCTAGCCATAGCTGCATCAGGAGCAACTTCAACGGCCATGTCATATGCGGCGTCGATGTAGATTTCAGACTTGTCAGCAAGAACAGCATCTTTGCGAACAGCCAGAATGACGGATTCCTTGACTTGACGATCCGTCTTGTCTTTGCAGTCAATCTTGAACTTACCCGCAACAGACTCAAGTTGAATGCGTGCCAATGCTTCGGCCTTACCATTCGACTTAGCGGTTTCAAGTTCTGCTTCGATACCATCAACACGCGCTTTCAGCGTGTCGCGCTCGGCTTCCAATTTCGGAATGGCGTTAAGTTTTTCAGCGAAACCCTGAGCATCAGCACGGAGCTTGTTTAGCTCTGCCGAAACTTCGGGAGCCGCATCATACTCAAGCCCGGAATCAAGTTTAATCTTGACCATGCTCATAGTTTGTTGCTCCTGCTGGTTAATAAAATCTTCTTCGTTAGAATCCATGTTCAAACGTGCTACACCTGCCCTGCCTCGCTTTACAACGCTTAAATGATTGACATTAATATTGCGCTGGATAGCGTCATACTTTCCGAATACAGGATGCTCCCCTGGAGTTTCATCAAGTACGGCGGTATAACCTAGAGACAATTCGCGCCTATCTCCAATGGAATCAGGCGAATGAATAACAATATCCGGCCTTACATAATCACCGTCCTGCCTGCCTTCTGTAAGAATCGTGCCAACAGTAACGCGGTAAGCGTCCTTGCTTGTCACCTTACCCGACTTCGGGTGATCCACAGTAACCGGCTTGCCGCGCATACTGGCAAGGCTATCTGGGTGAAACACATCTTCAGGCAAACGCAATTCGCGCCGCATAGTGCCATCAGCACGCAGATACTCTTGAATACCAATGCGCGCCACAATAGGCGAATCGACCAGAAAACCTTCATCAGTCTTTTTGGCCTCAAAGCTTGAATAGTCATAGCGTTGCACTTCAGTCATATGCTAATTTTATCTAATTAATTGAATAGTTATAATTTTATTGACTTACTCTATATAAACAATAAAATGATTATCCGTCTTCACTTAGAACTGGACGGAATATGCAAAACTATCAACCGGAGCGCAACGCTACTCAAACACACGGCGAATACGCAGCAGAACATCCTGGCATCTACTGGCCTGCCTATCCAATCATTGAGCAGATAGAAGCCTACGCTAATCAACAAGACTGGACGCCAATACCTACCGCTAAACGCAGGCCGAGACTGAGCAAGAACGATTTGCGACGCGACAAGTGCAAGGCACGATACAAGGAGCAGTTCGCTAACAATAAATTATCTCCAGAACACCTGATGAAAGCCTTTAGAATCCAGCGCCAGAGCGTCATGCTGAAGATGCGTGAATACCTTGAATTAGGATATATTCGACAAACTGAAAATAAATGTTATGAATGGGTCGAAAAAGACTTGACAGATAAAGCTTAGTTGTTAGAATGACTCACATGAGCAGAACCAAACGAAAGAGCAGACTAAAGCACGGAATAATCATCAGAGATGGTCAAGTGCAATATGTATCTGTTCATTGCAAACACCACAACCAATGTTCGTACTGCCGAAACAATCGTACTTTTCAATCACGTAAGATTAAACAGATAAAGGAATGAAAATGCTTGAAAAAATGTTCCACCTGTGGGAAAACGATTTTCACTACGAAATCGGAGCAGATAATGATGGGCTTGATATGATTGAAATTCGATACTATGACGATAATAAGTTAGGAACGAGTTCATCTAGTCGAGTGTCTTTTACAAAAGATCAAGCAAAACTTATCGCGCAAGCACTCATCGAATTGACTGGAGAAAAATAATGCACATCAAATTTCAAAAAAATGGCGTAACCAAAGAGATTAAAGTAGGATTCAGTTTTACCACTTTCTGCTTCGGATGGATCGCACTTCTCGCACGCGGGATGATCGTTCCTGCGATTATCACTATTGGCACGCTTGGTTTCGCAGGGTTGTATTACTGCTTCACGATTAATCGCATCCAAGCGCAGCAAATGGTCGTTGATGGCTGGACTATTGCTAATAGTGATAAGGATATGGCATTTATGGTGTGGGGGATTAAGTAATGGGTATTACAAATTATTTTCCAGCTTTTCCGACTGCTCAAGATCAAAAAGAAGGGATTACAGCACGCGATTACTTCGCAGCAAAAGCTATGCAAGGATTGATTGCTAAATATGGCGATGAAATGCACGCTGGAATGCTTATGGAAAGAGCATTTATTTATGCAAACATTGCACTATCGGAGCGCAACAAATGAAAACCCTAAAAAACTACGCCCCTCCGCGCCATAAGATGACGTGGCCTGAACGTGAGCAAATCAGCCTTTGGCAGTCGATCAAAGATGCTCTATTCATCATCGTTTGCATTCTTGCGTTGCTATCAGTGTATTCATGGCAGCAGATGAAAGATGCAGAAGAAAAAACAATTAAATATTCTTCACTTGTGGCTATTGCAATGAATGGCGGTACGCTGTACGATTCGAACAGTGATACAGCATTTTTCTTTGATAAGCCTACGGAGGTTAAGATTAAATGAAAACGATACGAGAGATTGCGATGGAAATGCGCGAAGTTTTTGAGATTCATGGAAGTGATAAGGATATAGAAGAATTCGCAGAATCCGTCCTCGCCAAGTACCTTGAGCAGCAGGAGCCGGTAGCGTACTTAGCTGAGTATATAGGCAAAGGGCCGCGTGCAGTTGGTGAGCGTATCGCCAGAACAGAAGCCGAGTGCCCTAAAGATGCCTATCCAGACACATGGAAATTCATCGGATATTTATTCCTCGCCCCTCCGATCCCAGCAGGAATGCAGTTTGTGCCGGTTGAGCCTACTGAGGCGATGGTATTAGCCGCTTGGGGTACTCCTATGTTTGGGAAATCATCTACGGATATGAGCGTAACGATGGCTCAAGCGTACAGAAACATGCTCACAGCCGCGAAGGAAGAATGATGAACAAGCATTGTAAAGGATGTAAGCACCACTATAACGCGGAGCATCCGAAAAAATCCCCTGATGCAATATTGCACAACAGTTGGTGCATATCACACGGTACCGCAGCTAGTAAAGCAATTGGATGGTGCATTCAACACAAAATGAAACAGGAGAGCAACCATGCTGAGTGATGAACGGATTGATGAAATACATCCGATGGTTAAAGACTTCCCAACATGGAAACGCGAATTTGCCCGATCCATCGAGCAAGAAGTCCTCGCGCAGAAGCCGCCTATCGACCTTGCCGCAATCCACAAAAGAATGATGGCCGAAAGGTTTGCGCAGAAGCCGAGCGCCGAGCCGTGTGCTTGGAAATATGAACTTGCTGAAAGCATCAACAGAGAAGGTGCTTACTGTAATTGGCAATGGCGTTGTAGCGACGAGAAACCTAATGTTCCAGACGCTTCAATCAGAAATTTGCAGCCGCTATTCACCCATGCCACCGACAGCGCCTCCGAGGTTGAAAGTCTGAAGCTTGAGCGAGATGAATGGATGGAATCCACATTTAGTTCTCGCCAATTCTACAGAGATGCAAAATACCAACTCGACGCGAAGTACGCCGAGATTGCAAGGCTGACAGAACAGTCGGCAAACCGATTGATTGGCTTGTGTAAGTGCGGCGAGGAACGTGAAGCGTTGACGCAGCGGGTTGCGGAGCTTGAGGCTAGTGAAAACATGCCAGTGACCTATCTTCAAATTGATGGCATAGGGCCGATGTATGCTATCTACGGAACGTCAAGCATTAGTTGTATCGAAGCCCTCCAAGCCAAAGTCACCAAACTCACCGACGCGCTAGGAGCTGCGATCCGCTCATTCGGAGACATCGCTAATCATGCCCATAAGTCAGAGTGGGTTAGAGATTGGGCAAACGAAGCTATCGCCGAGATAAAAGAAGCGAAAGGAGGTGTGTGATGGTTGATATTTTAGAGAGACTTCGACTTAATGAAGATGATTGGGTATTCGGAAATACGGCCTCAACAGCCAAAAAAGAAATCATTTCACTGCGCCAGCAACTCACGGAGGCGCAGAAGGATGTTGATCGTATTGAATACCTGCGTGACAACATGATTATTGATTTTGAGTATTTGGACGCCGCAATTGCATCGGGGAAGGAGAAGTCATGAGCAGAAAGACTCTTGAAGCATCAAAAAGCTCATACGCAAGCATTTACGTTCTTGAGTGCGTTGTTGGAATGCTTGAAAGTGGCATTCCTAGTGAAATCTCACGAACTGCCGAAAAAATCATACGGATTTGTAAAGCTGAACAGCAAAAGCAATTGGTTAAAACGGATCGCGCTGACGAATTGCTTGGCATGCCTTATGGGAGCAAGTCATGAGAGAAATAGACGAAAGAGACTGCCAACACGGAATGGCCGACACAGAACAGGATGTTATCGACCAACTCCGCGCCGAGAATGCACATCTGAAAACTGCACGCGATTCGTACTGCGAAAAATTTAATGCAAAGTGTGACGAGAACGATCTGTTGGTAATGCAGAATACCGTCCTCGCCTTGCATGTTAAGGCGCTGAGGAAGGCGCTTGAACGAGGCCGTGATTACGCTGAACAAGTGTTTTCAGGTTATGGATTCTACAGGCCAGAAAATCCGCATTCATTCTATCCCGATCATGAATGCTGCACTCCAGAAGAAATAGCCAATCACAAAGCTGCTTGTGAAGCGTTTGATAACGGAACCTATGTTCGCGATCATAGCGACGGCTGGCTGTCTGAAGGATTGCGCGTAACCATGGCGCCTTGGGGAATTGGATCGTATTCAGAAAGTGACCCGATAATTGATGCCGCACTCGCCCAGCCCGACAACTACACCGCCATCATCGCCGCGCACGATGCGGAAGTGCGTAATACTATTTTGTCAGAAGTAAAACAAATGATGAACAACACACCCTGGCTGCAATGGGGTGAAAAACTGGAGAGTATGAAATGAATTTTGTGACAATTGCATATGACAAACTCGAAGCAATGAAGCAACAGATTATCAATTTAAAATTGGAGAATGCGTCATTGCAAACCTTTCGTCCTGCGCGTCAATCATTGCCAACACTTCCAACGCCTAATAAACAAGGCGAAATCAATTGGGACTTTTGGGGTATTAAGTTATAATCTTGCATCTTCAATTCACTAGGAATCAATATGCATATTGATGAAAATCTCAAAGATTTTGCAACAGATGTTCAGAAAACGTATATTTCATCCGTGAATGAACATGGATCAATCGCCAAGGCTTCCCGTGAATTGAATGTGGCTAGATCAACTATTCAGGAAGCGATTCGGGCTGTTACGAAAAAGGCCGCAATCAAAGGCTACGCACCTGAATTCAACATGACACATCAAGCGCCTGATCCGTTTCTGGTGAAAGGCGTTTCGTCATACTTCGGACAAGACGGGCAACTTAAAGGCCAATGGGTTAAAACAGCACTTGACAATGAGAAACTTCAAGAAGCAATTAAAGAAGCAATCGAAGCGCTAACGAAAGACGTTAAACGCGCATCTCCTGTTAAAGCCCCAAAGCACACGCACGCTGACCTGTGCAACCTTTATACTTTGACTGATACACACATCGGCGCACGCTGCTGGAAACCAGAGACTGGCGCAGATTGGGATTTGAATATTGCAGAAGACGTGCTTACATCAGGGTTTCAGATGCTTATTGAGCAGTCTCCGGCCGCTGAAACTGGAATCGTTAATGTACTTGGAGACTTCCTGCACTTTGACTCACTCCAAGCCGTTACGCCGCAGCACGGGCATATACTGGATGGTGACGGGCGCTATTCCAAGGTAATTAGCGTTGCTGTTCGTATTCTTCGTCACGTTATCGCAACGGCTTTGCGCAAGCATGAGAAAGTAATTGTTGTGATTATGGAAGGCAACCACGATCAGGCGTCTAGCGTGTGGCTTCGTCACTTGTTCGGATTGTTATTTGAAAATGAGCCTCGTGTTGATGTTAAATCGTTTGAACTGCCTTACTTCGCCATGCAGCACGGATCAACAATGATAGGATTTCACCACGGGCATATTCGCAAGAACGAAGCTTTGCCTAGCCTGTTTGCTGCGCAGTTCCCAGTCATTTGGGGTAACACAACTAAGCGTTACGCACACACCGGACACCGCCACCACAAGCACGAACTGGAATATAGCGGAATCCACATCATCCAACACGCTACATTTGCCGCTAGAGACGCCTACGCGGCCCGTGGCGGGTGGATTTCTGATCGTTCGATCACTTCTATCACGTATCACACCGAACACGGCGAGGCCGCACGCAATACCATTACACCGGAGATGATTGTATGAGTTTTATTTATTTGGCCTCTCCTTATTCTCACCCATCATCACAAGTAAGGCATTTCAGGATGATTGCTGCGGCAAGTGAGGCCGCAAAGCTAACTGATAAACACACGGTTTATTCTCCTGTTTTGCATGGTCATCATTTGGAAATGTTTGGCATGGCTGAAGTTAAAGGCCATGATTTCTGGATGAAACAATGTTTTAACATGCTGAAATGCGCCAGTGAATTGCATGTGCTACGCATGGATGGATGGATGGAAAGTAACGGCGTTAGCCAGGAAATTGAATTTGCTTGTTTGAATAATATTCCTGTTTTTTATATTGACATTTCTAGAAATTAGATTATTATTCGGTTACACCATCACGGAAAACAAGCAAATGAAATTCACAGCGAAAAATATTCGTGTTTATTTGAATGATGAAAAATTAAACATTGACGTTAGTATGATTGCAGAATGTCCTATAAAAATGATTAACGTGCCCATAACCATCACAAGGAGCAATAAAATGGAATACAAAAAAGACTACAGCCTGCTGCGCCCGTTTGATTTGGAAGCGGCGAAGCGGGGGGATGATGTTGCGGATCGAGACGGAAGCAAAGTAAAATTCATTACAACAAATTCACGCGGTGACGTTGCATTTGTTGAGCGAAATGACGGAAGTGCGACAACATGGATGACGCTTAATCTTCGCATGTCCCCACTCGCATGGGTCGAAGGACGTCCGGTTTATAAGTTTGATAATCTTTGGCACACTGGCCGCAATTGCATGGTCACTGTTATTGATCGAAATTGCCGCAATGAGAATATCTGCGAATTTCCAGGGCATATCTCTCCGTTGTTTGCAAACGATGAATATCTCACTTGGACAAAACTAAAACAAAAGCGTGAGGGGTGGGTTAATATTGTTCCGATAAGTAAGAGCGGAGCGTGTGGAGAAATAAAAGATAAGATCGTTCGCAATGGCGACATTTTTGACGATTACGATACTGCTAGGAAGTGGGCAGAAAGATGCGGGGATGTTGTTGCTACTGTTGCTATTTCTTGGGAAGAATAACAAAACAAAAGGCGCGTAATGCGCCTTTTTTATTGTCTAAAACACCGGATCAGCAAAACACCGACATAGCACAGCCATCCCAGGATGCCCGCCGCTAGGCGCTTCATTCCATGAAAATGTTTTGCCTTCTCTAGCGTAGTGTGAAGGCACTGCGTTAGGGAACCTACCGCCAGGATTGCCGCGCACGCGCTCATCCTTTGCGGTACGCCACTTATATCCCTTCACGCCTAAATCAGTCTGCCGATGTTGCGTTAGTTCTGCATTAGCCTTACCTATCTGATCACGGGCGATTATCTTAGACCTTCGATCCGTAACATCAGCAACAGCTTTAATCTGCTTAGCTAACTCACGCGGCGCGGTGCCAGCCATAACTCCAGATCGCACAATCTGTTCTACTTTACTGAGATATTGCGTCGGAATACTTTTTATTAGTGACGTATTTTGCGCTACCCAATTTTTTTGTAATTCAGCAAGCCACGGCTCAGAACGATAGACATCAACACCGAGGCCGAAACGTGCAGTGATTGCACGCGGGTCGCTAATCGGCATAAACGCACCTGGCGCGCTTTGTGCAGTTGGAATAGTTAGACCTGTTCCAGACTTTACGACAAGTCTCCACTGCTTATCATTATATTGGCTAACAGCAGCATAGACTTGTGGCAACCGAAAGATAACCGGCGAGAATACCGCCGATGAAAACTCTAACAAATAAATCATTAGAGCATCAAGATCGTCAGACCAGCTATCTAGGCGCAATAATTCACGCTCCTTTAGCTGTTTCTCAGTCTCACTAGCCATAACATCAACGCCACGGCGCAACATGGCCGTATAAGTTCGCTCTACGCCGTGCGGATATAGCCAAACCCTAGACACTAGCAACCTCGGCAGGAGTTAATGCCAATGGGTCTAGCTCACTACCTTCAACGATGTTGTATTCTTCTCCAACCTCTGCACGCACTTCGTTAGGGTCAATAACTCCATTGATGATATAAGCCACATCAGCATCAGATTTAACCTTCTTGGTATCGGCTTTAATCTTTTCAATATCCGCCTCTTCCTTCTCAGAAAGAACGGTCAAAGGCTTGAAGCACAGCTTATATTCAACATCTTCTCCTGTAAGCCCACGAGCAATATAAGTGACAAGCAAATCAAAAGGTTTGCGAAGTATGTCATTTTGCATAGATGCAATTCGAGCATGCCAATTATCTTGAGCAGAGCGTTCAGAGTTTGCAATTCCTCCTTGTGACTTTTCCATTAATACAAATACAGGAATTGTGCTAACCCCACTAAGAGCCTCGGCCATACGGTCAAGGACATCAGGCACGCCTGTCATTGGCTGAGTCGTAATCTCGTAAGACTCTTCTCCATCAATCACAATCGTATTAAGAACGCCGCGCACATAATCCACTACATCTACGCGCTGTTTAATCATAGATTCGCCGCCCGGCTGACGCAACGTATTGGCAAGGCCAGGAATCTTATGCACGGCCTGCTGGCTACGCTCAAGAAGCATCATGGCGTATTGATGCCCCATGCCAACGCGTTTTAGTTGGTCAATGCAACATTGAAGCGTAGATGACCCCCAGCCCTGATTAGCTTGACGCAAAATCTCAGGGATTGCATCACCATCGAACACCCACAACCGGCTGTTATGCACTTGATAAGGAGAACCGCCGACAACAGGCGATATAAGCCACATCTCGGGCTTACCGTAGTCGATTGATGTAGGATCATTGTTACGGTTTTGAATTGTTGCCTGATAGCGATCATAAACACGCAAAAATTCTACTGATCTAATACCTTCTGGATTAATAGGCATATCCAGCGTGCCACCATCATTCAGGCCGAATATCATAACTGATCCACCAAACAGACGACTCCAACGGATAGCGTCATTAAAATGCTTTAGCGCGTCCAGTTCATCAAGGCGTGATTCTATACTATCCTCAAGCTCGTCATCTTCCATGTCCTCAAGATCAATGCCGGCCCGTGTCATTTCCTCGGCCACGCTATCAACGATCTTACGGGCGAATCCGTCGCTGATATACATATCAGTTAGTTCTTGCTGGCCTAGCAGATAAGCATCCTTTGAACGTACAAAGCTGGAACGGTCTCGGTTAGTGCCGACGCCTGAAAACGCCTCCATGTAGCCATCTGTGGTGATAGTTGGCTTGGGTTTATTTTTGCTGCCTACGGTGCGGGCCATAGAATTTATCCTTTAATTGATAAATCTATTATAAAACGGATAAAAAATATTTAAAAAATACTTGACACAGTGTTATTAGATGTTAGAATGAATACATCGAAACTAAACAACAAAGAGGCGACGAGATGGCAAACAGAGAAAACTTCACGATTCAATACAACGGCAAAGAAGTTCTTAAGCACGCTTGGAACGCTTCGATTCGTGAGGTTGAAAAAATTGTCGGTCAGATTGCAAAAGAAGAACAAACGATTTACAACCTTACCGATTCTGCGTCATTTAAAGAAGGGTTTTACCATGTTCATGGATATAGAGAATGGACTGGTGATAATGGTAAGTCAGTTACTTTCGTAATCAACAAGCAATAATCAACAACCCTTCGGGGCTTTGGCTAAATCAGCGCCGACAAATCAAACCCGCCGCCCTCGAAGTAGCACATCACGGCAGCGTCTGCGATGTTCGGGGATTTAACCCCGCGCTTCTTCATATCTACTTTTTTCTCAACCATCAGCTTTCCATTCATATAAACCCGGCGAGGTTGCGCTAACTCAGCGCACAACTGCTCAACGAATGGCAAGTTAGATGGCAATGAGATTAGTTTATCAGGATCGTGCGACTTGCCTTCAACAGCGCGCCACGTGTTCATAAACCGATCAGCCAACAATCCCCAGCCTTGCGCCTTTAGATTATAGAAGTGGTCTTTATTCTTGCGCCCTGGCTGATATTCTTGTTCAGGATACATCACAGCAGCGGCGGCGTTAAACTCTTCCACTTGCACGCGTTGAAACCCTCTATTAAGAGCATCTATCTGGCCTTGCTGAAGCTGGCGGAACTCTCCTTTTGCACCAGCACCAACACCGATATTATCGAACCGCATCAACTCAATACGGTTCTCAAGGCACACAGAGTGCGCGTGCTGCGCTGCTGATACAGGGTCTTGATCCTTCCATTCCTCGATTCCATCCAACGCAATACCACGTCGCCATACCAGTGCATTACTGTCAGGCCCTTCATCGGCCACGTCAAATCCTGCTTGACGCCCACCAGTTACGCTTATTCCAAGTTTAATATGAGCATCTTTAGCCGCTTCAATCCAATGTGGCTTGATTACTGCTAGGTCAGAGTTTGCAACAGGCTCGCCCAAATAAATATGGCGGTAAAGTTGAAAATCATTTTCCTTCATCAACTCCATGTCGTCCATTAGTTCTTTTGGGAACCGTGGATTGTCGGTGTAGTTGATTTTCTTGACGATGCAATAACGCTTTCCGTCCTTGAAGTCAGGATAGCGGCGCTGCGTTACGAATCGCTTGTATGTGTCGGCAAGCGGATCGTCCGGGTTAAATGACACCCATATCTCAGCCCCTGCGCTACGCATCGTAGGGATTAGAGCCTCCCATGAGTCTTGAGATACAGATTCTGCTTCTTCAAGCCATGCCGCATTGAAATTTGAGAAGCCTTTTAGCTTTTGCTTGTCAAGCTTCTTTGCGCTTGACTTTATACCAGAAAACTTAATCACGCCTCCAGATTCCGGGCAATGAATCTCAGTTTTTAGGATGTTAAAACGATCATCCAAGCCACGGCGCGATATTTCCTCAACGAACTCTTGATAAACAGACTCAGATATTGACTCTTGAATTTCACGAAAGCAAACAACACGCCATCCGTAATATAAAACGTTAGATGTTAGGATAGTGCAGAATGTACGTGTTTTAGCGCTTCCGCGACCTCCTAGCGCACACTTAAAACGAGCAGGCTGTAGATAATCCTGAAACGCAGTGAATATATCTATACTCTCTTCATTCATTATCCACCAGTCCCAGGTGCCATCATTGATCGCATTGCTTCTGATAGCTCTACAACTTTTAGTGATCCGCATTCGGTTCGCGTACGGTCAGCAGTCCAGCCGATACCATTTTTCAAAAGCGTGTCAATATCGGAGCATTCGCGCTCAAAATCATCGGTCATTCTTTCGATGTAATCAGCAGCCTCTTTTGCAAGTTTATTATTCCCATTCCATGCCGCCCTAAGACTATTAACCATGCTATTTTGCATATTTTATACTCTTTACTTATTGACAATGTTATACACCGGGGCGGCTGGGCGCATTGAACCGTCGCTAGAAGTCATATCTTGTTCGATACGATCAGAATACCCGTGCTTAGTAAGCATCATCTTACAAACATTGGAGTTGAAATCTCCGGACAATCCGCCATTGAGCAAACTTCTTTCTTGTAATACCTTAATTCCCTTAGAGTAGTCGGAAAAATTAGAATCTTCCAAAGCCCAAGTATGAATTGTGTCTTTATTTACCCCAAGAAAACAAGCTAATCCAGCGATAGATGGAACAACATCACCAACATCACGCCAAGCGCCCATAACGTATCGCAGCGCGTCAGCCTTTTTAGACTCACGAATTGATGGCCTTCCTACTGGATTGGCGTTAGGCTTCTTTGCCACTGTTCAAATACCCCAAAATAATAGTCTTAACTTCATCAAAATCATTACTAACTCTAGCATAATACCCTTGTTTAGTCAAGAACACGATATATTCCAACTGCTCCAATGAAGGTGACTTGCATTTACCACCAGGCTTCTTTAGCTCAATAGCCAGACCGTGATAATCGCCACGTGGAACGCAAAGCATTAAATCCAGAATACCTGCCTTAACGCCCTGTTGCTTCAATCGTTGCGCCGTAAAAGCATCGCGCTTTTCACCGTTAGGACAGTGATACATCCATTTCAATTCGGGATACTTATCAACAATAGTCGATGCCCAAACGAATATGGCGTGTTGAAGGTCTGATTCTAACATTTCTTAAAAGTTTCATTAGCATGCTTTTCAATAGGCTTTTTAACACGCTGCATCATTTTCTTTTTAGCATGTTTCAACATTGCTTCAAGTGTTTTTTTGTTCATTGCAACTCCAATATGGTCTGCGCGGCTGGACTCGAACCAGCGATTTCTTGATTCCAAATCAAGTGACTTGACCAACTAGCCTACGCACAGTAAAACCTGGAGCGGCCATAGGGAATCGAACCCTATATGCTCAGTTTGGAAAACTTGCTGCACACCTTGTGCTTGGCCGCTTTGAAACTAATAATCACTGCGGATGTGACCAGATTCGATTCTGGCTAGCGGGCCTTCCGATGAGCGTCCTCTGAGCGCCTTTCGACCTCTCGACCACTATCCCGCGCTGCTGTTTCGTGCGTGTCCAATCCACGCCGCACATCCGCACTGATTACTAAAGAGCTACAAACCTGTTAATGGCACGATTTGAACATGCAAAAATCGCTAGTCCTATGACGAT